TCTTCATCTATACTAAGGAGAAAAAAAATGGTTGAAGAAACTAAAAAAACTGATGTCGAACTAGATTTGGATGATGCTAAAGAAACAGAAATCCAACTAGAAGATAAAAAACAAGAATCAAAAGAACCTAATTTAAATGTAGGTGAAGTTGATCTTGGTTATGTCGACCACAGTAAAAAAACACAAGACGATAAAGTTGAGATAGAACAAATAGAGGATTCTAAAGAAGAGAAACCTAAAGTTGAAGCTCAACCTAAAGTTGAAGAAAAACAAAAAGAAAGTACAGACAACTTAACAGAGATGTCTGAATCAATTCAAAAAAGAATTGATAAACTTACAAGAAAATACAGAGAGGCCGAAAGAAGAGAAAAAGCTGCTTTAGATTTTGCAAAAGGTTTGCAAAAGAAATATAGCGACTTTGAAAAGAAATTTGATACCGCTGACGAAAATTATCTGAAAGAATTTGAAGCAAGAGTAGATGCTCAAAGAGAACAGGTAAAAATCAAGTTAAAAGCGGCTATTGAAGCCAATGATCCTAATCAGATCATGGAAGCAAATGATGAGCTTACGCAGTTAGCTGTTCAAAAAGAAAAAGCTAAATTGCAAATGGCTGATCGTGTAGCTAGGTCTAAACAACTTGAAGAGCAAAGAAAAGTTCAAGCTGAAGAGGCTAAAGTACAAGCTGAAACTCCGGTTATTCCACAACCTAGCGAAAAAGCTAAGGAGTGGGTGAAAAAAAATACTTGGTTTGTTAATGATAGAATCATGGCAAATGCGGCTATTACAGTACATGAGGAACTAGTGGGTAGTGGTATTGAAGTAGAGAGCGATGAGTATTATAATCAGATAGATAAGCGTATGCGAGATATATTCCCGCATAAATTCGTTGTTGAAGAACAACGCAAACCAGTCCAAACTGTTGCTTCCGCTGGAAGAAAACAACAAGGACGAAGAACTGTGAGACTCACCAAATCACAGGTGGCTATTGCCAAAAAATTAGGGGTGCCACTAGAAGAATACGCTAAATACGTGAAGGAGGCTAATTAGTATGAGCGATAAAAATAAAAGAACTTCACGCGCGTCTGAAGAAGTAAAACAAACAAGGATTAAACCTTGGACGCCACCATCATCTCTGGATGCACCACCTGCGCCAGAAGGCTTTATCCATAGATGGATAAGAGTCGAGTCAATGGGTTTTCAAGACACTGCAAATGTGTCGAAGAAAATGAGAGAAGGTTGGGTATTTGTAAGAGCTGAAGAGATTAAAAATCAAATCGGCGAACATAATTATCCAGTCATCCATGACGGAAGATACGCAGGGTTGATCGGGGTTGCTGGCCTAGTGTTGGCTAGGATACCGGAAGAGATCGCAAAATCACGCGCTGAGTATTTCAGAGGAATTACTCGAGATAGATTAAAAGCGATGGATAATGATCTCATGAAGGAACAACGACCGGAGATGCCTATTAATATTAGTAGACAATCTCGCGTAACTTTTGGTGGTGGACGTAAGTCATAATTTTTTGACAAAAGTCGACCACTGTATAAAAACTTAAAAAGGAGAAAACATAAATATGGCAAACGTAGTTGAACAATATGGTTTAAAACCATCTAGACAATTAAACGGAAGCCCATTTATTAATGCTCAAAACCGTTATAGAATTGCTGCAAATTATGGCACTGCAATATTTCAAGGAGATTTGGTAATACCAACTGCTTCTGGAGTTATTGAAAGACATACTGCAAACACTTCTAATTCAGTTGTGGGTGTTTTCAATGGTTGTTTTTATACAGATCCAACAACACAGAAGCCAACTTTTTTAAATTACTATCCAGGAACTATTAATGCTAGCGATATTATCGCTATGGTCATTGATGGTCCAGAGACAGTTTTTGAAGTAAAAGCTGACGCTACTTTTATTGTTGCAGATTTGTTTAGAAACTTTTCCGTAACAAATGTAACAGGATCAACACAAACAGGGATATCAAAAGTAACCCTAGATGTGTCTGAGTCTGGTGTAGCAGGAACATTTGTGGTTCAAGCAATTGATATCACACAAGATCCGTTTAACAGCGATGTTAACGTATCATCCAATGTTGGAGTTCTTGTTAGAATTAACAATCACTTTTTCCGTCCAGGCGGAACAGGTCTATAATAGGAGATTAAATTATGGCTATATCACGTTCGCAGCTAGTCAAGGAACTAGAGCCAGGATTGAATGCACTATTCGGCCTGGAATATAATAGATACGACAACGAGCATGCTGAAATCTTTATAACAGAAACTTCTGATCGAGCTTTCGAAGAAGAAGTAATGTTATCAGGTTTTGCAAGCGCGGCAGCAAAAAGTGAAGGTGCTCCAGTAGTGTTTGACGATGCTACAGAAGCGTATACTTCAAGATATACTCACCAAACATTTGCATTAGCATTTGCGATAACTGAGGAAGCAATTGAAGATAACCTTTACGACAGACTTGCAGCTAGATACACAAGAGCATTGGCTAGATCAATGTCGCAAACTAAACAACAGATTGCGGCTGACGTTCTAAATAATGCTTTTAATACAAGTGTAACTGGTGGTGATGGTGTGGAGCTTTGTGCTACAAACCATCCATTAGCAAATGGTGGAACTTTCAGAAATGAACTTTCTACTGCTGCTGACTTGTCAGAAACATCATTAGAGCAATCATTAATTGATATTGCTGCTTTTGTAGATGAGAGAGGCTTAAAAATAGCTCTTCAAGGTGTTAAATTGATTATTCCAAAAGAATTACAATTTACTGCTGAGAGAGTTTTAAGAACTCCTTTATCAACAACTGTGGGTGGTACCGGAGATGGCACATTTGCTAAAAACGATATCAACGCATTGTTAAATATGGGAATGATTCCACAAGGTTATAGAGTTAATCACTTTTTAACTGACACGGATGCATTCTTCATTATTACTGATGCTCCAAATGGTTTAAAACACTTTGTAAGATCACCAATTAAAACAGCGATTGAGGGTGATTTTGACACTGGTAACGTAAGATTCAAAGCTAGAGAGAGATATTCTTTTGGATTCTCTGATCCTAGAGGAATCTTCGGCTCACCAGGAGCTTAAGAAATTAATATACTGGGGCGTATTTACGCCCCAGTATTTTTAATGTAAAATTAGTCCTATGAAATCAGATGTAAAACCAGTAGTGTGCGATAGCACAGAATCAAACAAAGTATTATTTACAGGTCCTACAAGATTAAGAGGATTTATGGCTCAATCCACTGGAGCCGCTGGTAAAGCAATTATTAATGGTTTAGCAAATTCTACAACAGTAAGTGGTTCAACTAATACACAAGTTTATATTCAAGTATCTGTTGGAGCAGGCGGAACAGAAACATTAAATCTTCCAGAGGATGGAGTTTTATACGCTGAAAGAAATGGCGTTGGTATCGTAGATGGTATCGGTGTCACCGCAAATACAAGCGCTTTAAATATTACACTATTTATTGATAAGTAATTATCATGCCTATTTATAAGACGAGTCAATTTACTGGCACGTCATTGTATGACGATGCTCAAGATCTTTATGGTTTAAATAATAGATCTTCTATTAAATCTAAAACAATTAAATCACAAAGAGCACGATTATCTGATGAGGAAGAAGCAGAAGAATCAGATAAAAATAAAAATTCAAAAATATTAATGGCTAATCTTGGAATGATGGTTGGTTATGAAAAGGGTGGAATGCCTGCAAGAAATAAAAAAAATTTTAGATCAACTGAAGCTGGCGCAGGTATGACACAAGCGGGTGTTAAAGCCTACAGAAGAATGAACCCAGGTTCTAAATTATCCACAGCTGTAACAGAAGATAGTCCAGGACCAAAAAGAGCAGCAAGACGTAAATCATATTGTGCAAGATCGGCAGGACAAATGAAAATGTTTCCAAATGCAGCAAAAGACCCTAATTCAAGATTAAGACAGGCTAGAAGACGATGGAAATGTTAACTTGCAATGTCTTATTTAAATGCTAACATACCACCTATATACTGTAAAATAAGAAGAGAGTATTTATATGACTTACGAAAACATCATGGCGAAACTGAAGATTGTGTGGTCATTGGTATTGCAAGTATTCCAGGGCGTGCAATCTTATTTCATGCTTTACTTACGAATGGTGCAATATACTGGAGGCTTCCTATCTCTGCTTTTCTTCAAGGAGGAGACAGCAGTTCTGTGCATCAAGGAAAAGTGGAATCTCCCGATCTCCAAGATCTTGAGCTATGGAATTCATTTAGTTATTATCCTTCTGTTAGCACTTTTGATTTTTTAATTGGACAACGTTGTAGATATTTAGGGAAGGATAAAAAATTTATTCATGGCGAAT